GTCGCCGCGAAGTTCGTCGGCGTCTCGCGCGCGAAGGTTCTCAAGTGGTTCGCCGAGGTCGAGCGTAAGCGCGACTGGGACGCCGTCCTCAAGATGGGCAAGGACGAGGGCTTCGATCCGCTCGTTGAAGCGGGCTACCTCCGAGACGCGCTGGAGCCGGTCATCAAGCGCGCCGCGAAGGATGGCGGCGAGTTGCTTGCGGACCAGCTCGGGCTGGCGTGGGACATCGACAACCCGAAGGCGAACGCGCTCCTCGAACGCCACCTCACGCAGACCGCTAGCGACATCACCACTCACTCGGCGCAGCTCATCTCGGCGGCGGTACGTGACGGCGTCGCCGATGGCAAGTCGACCGGCGAGATCATGCGGGACATCCGCACGGTCTTTACGTCGTGGAGCGGCCAGGACGCCGAGGGCGAAGGCGTGCTCCCCGGCTACCGCGCCGCCCGCATCGCGCGGACCGAGATCAGCGGCGCCTTTGGATGGTCGCAGCAGTTGGTGCTGGAAGAGGGCGCCGACGAGGGGATCGTCGAGTCGAAGATGTGGATCAGCGCGCGCGACGAGCACGTCCGGGACTCGCACAACATCGACGGCGAGACGTCCGATGTGGATGGCCGTTTCTCCAACGGCTTGCAGTTTCCGGGCGACCCCGCTGGCGCACCCGGCGAAATCATCAACTGCCGCTGCACCATCGCCGCAGTCGTGGCGCGAGGTTGAGCATGAGCGAACGAAACCTTTCCGGCGTGTACGTCGCCAAGGCTGGCCCCGTCATCGCGCCGTGCGTGAAGGCGATCGACCCCGAGAAGGGCACCTACGAGGTGCTGATCTCGACCTCGCACCGGGACCGCGACGGCGACAGCGTTCGCCAGCAGTCGATGAGCACGAAGAACTACGTGCGGAACAAGGCGCCGATCTTCTGGGGCCACGAGTCGCGCGGACTGCCGATCGGGAAGACCGTCAAGATCCGCCGCGAGAAGTTGGCGGACGGCGCCTACGGAACGTGGGCCACGCCGAAGCTCGCGGTGGACGTCGCCGATTACCCGCTACCGCGCATCGTGCGCGACCTGCTGGCGCTCGACATGTGCGGCCCGTCGTCGATCGGCTTCATGATCCACGACGCGAAGGAACTGCCGGACGACATGCTCACCGACGAGGAGCGCGCCGCCCGCAAGGATGGCCGCGGCGTCCGCGGTGCGCTGCTCACGGCGACGGAGCTGCTGGAGTGGTCGTTCGTCGGCATCCCCGCCAACCCGAACGTGGACATCGCGCAAGCCGGCCTCGACCGGGAGCGCGTCGAGACGATCCACGAGGTCGCCGCACGCTACCTGAGCGGCGGTGCGCTCAAGGACTTCATCCGCCCGCTGCCCTATGCCGAGTCGGTCCGCATCGGCGTCCTGGGTCTCGACGGCGCGCCTGAGCGGGTGAAGCGGTACGTGAGCGGCGCGACGTTCGTTGCCGACGTGGACGATCCGGGGTTCGACCTGACCGTCAAGGCGGCGGACCCCGAGCCCGAGCCGGTGGACGATGGGCCGCCCGTGGCGCCGGTGGTCGAGGCGAAGGCGGTCGAGCCCGTCGCCGAGAAGGCATCCGGCGACGTCATCGGCCTCGGCATCGTCATCGGCGCCATCAGCGCGCTCGTCGACCGGCTCGGGACCGTCGCCGATCGGCTCGAATCCGCCTGCGCCGCGATGGAGGCCGAGGACGCCGCCGAGGCGAGCGCCTACGGCGAAATGGCAGCCCGCGTCGAGTCGATCAAGCACCACATCGACGACGTGGTGGTCGACGTCTGGGGCCGCAAGGAAGACGAAGTCGCCCACGCCCGAAAGCAAACCCACACGTCCAAGACGGTCGCGGTGATTCCAGCCGCCGCGCCCGTGGACGCGAAACCCGCTGGCGATGCAGTAGCGAAGGCGGCGGCCCAACGGCTCGCGGCCCTCGAAAACAAACTCGACAAGTTCTTCGGCGTCCACACGCCGACCCGTAGGAGTGTGCCATGAGCAAGATCGAAATCCTCAACGACAACGAAGTCCCGGCCGACGTTTCCGGCCAGATCAAGCGGCTCGAAGACAAGCTGACCGTCCTGCTGGAGAAGGCCGGCGCGGACCGCGAGGAGGCCAAGGCGCGCAGCGAGGCGCTCGGTGCTCGCCTCGTCGAGCCCGAGAAGGTTCCCAGCGCGTACAAGTCGCGCCCCGACTTCGACGAGACGCGGCTCCACAACGCGTACCTCGCGAACATGATCGACCGCGACGGATCGAAGGGCATCCGCAAAATGTCGCCCGAGGAGCTGGACCGCCAGACCTCCGAGGCGATCGAGCGCGGTGCCTTCGCGAAGCAGGTCGCAAAGGTCGCCGACAAGCGCGGCGTGAGCGAGAAGACCATCTCGGACGGCTCGCACAACGCGCTGGTGCAGATCCAGTTCGCGAACGACTACATCGTCAACCGCTACCTCCTGAGCCAGTTCCGCGAGTACGCGCAGGTGGTGCCGATGGCGCAGGCGTCGGTCCAGTGGCCGAAGCTCACGTCGAGCACCCCGACCCCGGTGCTCCACACCCGCGGCACCGTCGAGGCGCCCGACGACATCACCGTGAGCAACGTGACGCTCACCGCGTCGCAGCTCATGGGCGGCATCCTGCTCCCGAACGAGACGATCCGCGACGCGACCCCCGGCCTCCTGGCGGTCGTCTACAACTACTGCGGAACGCAGATGCGGAAGAAGGCCGAGCAGTACTACGCCACGGGCACCGGCTCGTCCCAGCCCGAGGGCATCGCCTCGACCGTCTACAGCAACGCGGTTGCCGTGTCCGGCAACCTCACCGCGTCGCACCTCATCCGTGCTCTCAACGAGCTCGGCGACGAGTGGACCTCGAACCCCGCCGCTGACGGCCTGTGCTGGGTCGGCAACCAGTACGTCAAGAGCGTCTGCATGCAGCTCAAGGACGGCGAGAACCGGCCGCTCTTCATGCGGATTCAGACCACCCCCAACGCGGGTCCGCAGTACACCCCGCAGGGCGCGCAGTGGGAGATGCTCGGCATCCCGTTCGTCGTGCTGCCGGGCCTGAGCGGCACGGCCAACGCGTCGGGCGTGTCGAAGCTCTACCTCGGCGCGTGGAAGTACGCGTTCGCGATCGGCGAGCGCGAGGATCTGCGCGTGGACGCGTTCGATCAGACCTACGCGACCTCGAACAGCACCTACATCCGCACCACGATGGGCCACGACAGCCGCATCCTCCAGTCGGACGCGGTGATCGAACTCCAGGGCATCGCGGGCTAACGCAGCACCCCTCTCCCCACGAATAGGGACAGCGCGCAAATGGTCACGCACCGACGCCAAGAAGAGAGCGGCAGCGCGAGCGCAGGCGCTCCGCGTCTGGTGCGTGACCATGCTGGGCCTGGGTACGTGTGCTCCGCGCACGGCCCGAAAGGTTTCGACAGCGATTGCCACGTGTGCGGCTACGTGGCGTCGCGGAACGGAACCTCTCGGCCTGTGCGCAGGGACGTCACGGTTTACGAGACGAAGTGATGGCAATCCTCACCGCTTCTGAAATCGCCACCCTCATCGGCGCATCGCCGACGGCGCAGCTTTCCGCGCTGATCGATGGCGTCGAGGCGTGGGTGCAGCGCGAGTGCAACACCTACGTCCAGGCGACCGTCACCGAGGTGTACGACGGCTCAGGCGTGCCGGTGCCGGGCATGTCGCCCTGGCTCGCACCGTCGCCGCTCTATCCGGGGCTCTCGCCGCGGCAGGGTTCGACGATGCTGGTGCTGCGCCGCGCGCCGATCCTTGAGGACAGCGGTCACACGTTCACGCTCAAGATTGCCACCGACGCCGCGCGCGACTTCGCCTCCGCAACCGCGATCACGCGCTCGTACTACTACGTCGACACCGAGACCGGCGTCGTCGTCTACGAGGGCGGCTTCCCCGCAATGCCTCGGTGCGTGCAGGTCGCCTACACGGGCGGCGTTGCCGAGGCCGATTACCCCGCCGACTTGAAGGCGCTGATCGCCGAGATGTGCGGGCTCGCCATCAACCGCATCGGCGCCGCCGGGCTCTCGTCGGAGAACGCGGGCGGGTACTCGTTCGTGCTGCAGAACTTTGGCTCGATCGAGTCGCAACTCTCGGCGCTCGGCTCCGCGACCCTCGAAAGCTACCGGGCCAAGGGCTCGGCGTGGTGCATGTGATGCCGACGGAACGCATCCTCACCTCGACGGCGCTGATTGAGCGCGACCTTGGCTCGACGCCGGACACGGTCGGAGACCTCGCGCCGTCGTGGTCCACGATCGCGAGCGCCGAGCCATGCGCCCCCGCGCAGCCGATGACGGACCGGCTCAAGCGGATGGTGTCGGGCGACGTCGCGGTGACGGACTACCTCACGATCACGGGCATCGCCGCCAACATCGCCAAGGGCGACCGGCTCACCATCGACGGCGTCGCCTACCGCGCCGAAGCGGTGCGCGCGTGGACGTCGGGCACGGCGCGGGTCCATCACGTCGAAGTCGGGATGACGGTGCTATGATGGCTGAGTTCGTCATCAACAGCGGATTCGCCAGTGAGGCGCAGCGTCGACAGGCGCTCGGGCTCTTCGCGGCGGGCTCCGAGTACCTGAAAGATATGGCGATCACGCTCGCCAATTCGCCCGCGCGCACGGGTATTCGCTACGGCGTCCGCAAGGGGAGCGGCGGGACACAGCTTTACAAACTGCCCATCGGACCCTCGCGCAAGTCGGTTCGCATTCATGTGGCCTCCGCCCCTGGGGAGCCGCCTGCGCTACTTACGGGCGACCTGCGCCGCCGCCGAGGTGCAAGCGGCGAGATGAACGGCCCCGAGATGTCAATCAAGTTCGGGTCGAGCGTGCCCTACGCGCACCGGCTCGAAATGGGCGGTGGCGCCATTGCGCCTCGTCCGGCATGGGCGCCGACAATGCAGGAAAACTTTGACACGTACATGAAGCGATTCACGGAGACCTTCCGCCGTGGCTGACCTGAGCGCATTCCAGGCCGCCGTCCGCAACCTGCTCGTCGGGTCCGCGTCGGTGACGGCGATCGTCCCCGCGTCGCGCATCGTGGACGGCTACGCGATGAAGTCGATCCCGTTCCCGCGCATCGGCCTCTTCGACGGCGGCGCTCCCATCGAGCACGTCGACCAGGGGCTCGGGTGGGCGCGGAAGGCGTCGCTCGGCATCCAGATCGAGGCGGCGGAAGACGGCAGCTCGACCAAGCACCGCACGCAGATTCGCACGCTCGCGGGCGCCGTCATCGACGCGCTCGACGGGCAGGGCATCAGCCCCACGGGTTTCCGCTCGACGCTCGTGGAAGTGACCGACGAGCGGCCGATTGTGTTCTTCGAGGACGTAGGTGTTCTTTCCAAAGTTCTCACGGTAGAGGCGGCGCTCCAGCCGACCTAAACGAAGGAGTCTCACATGGCAGACGTTACCGTTACCAATCTTCGCGCGGGCGCTGGCGTGCTCTTCAAGGGCGCGGGGCTCTCGTCCTCGCCGGCCGTTTCGATGGGCGCCAGCAACGGCGGTATCAACGTGAACGTGGAGTCGGAGTTCTTCGACCTCACCACGGACCAGACCGGCACCTCCGCTGCCGACAAGCTGAACGTCGGTTTCAAGGCCACGATCGAGGCGAACCTCGCCGAGGTGACGCTCGACAACATCGCGCGCGCGTTCGCGGGCGTGCTCGTTTCGGCGGCGGACCCGAACAACGTCGTCAAGCTGAACGGCAACATCGGCCAGCAGGCGCTCCGCGACGGCTACGTCGACCAGTACACCATCCTGCCGCAGCTCAGCGCCGGGAACTACAGCACCAACTCGGAAGAGGCGGTCGTGATCCCCAAGGGCTACGCAATGGGCAACATGAGCCTGCCCTACGGCGTCACCGATCTGCGGGTGTTCCCCTGCACGATCGAGGCGCTCCCCGACACAAACGACAACAACACCCGCATCATGTTCGGCCTCAACCGCGCGGTGTCGGCGTTCATCCGCTCGTAAACGAAACGCGCGCGTGCGCGTAACGTGAGCGGTGGTGCGGCAATCTCGCCGCACTGTTTCGGGAGGGGCTCGTGGCTTTCTACAAAGCTTTCGGTGCCGACGTACCGGATGGAACCGTGCGGGTCGCGGGGCGAGAATACTCGTTCCGCGTACCCGCACGGTGGATCGTGGCGCAGCGGATCGCCATGCAGAAGGCGCTAGAGTCGATGCGCGGCGCCAACCTCACGGCTGAGCCCGACGAAGGTCCGGCTGAGTACGACGCGCGGGTCCGCCCCGTGTTCGCGGACCTCGTGATAGCGGTTCTCGGCGATGACTCGGATCTCATGGCGGCGCTGCTCGACCCGGAGCAGATGCCGCTGACGGACGTTCAAGCGGTGTGGGTGTACCTGTGCAACCCGACCGATGACGCGGAGGCGGGCAACCCTTTGGCAAAACTTCGGGCGGCGCCGACGCCAGCCGCTACGAAGTCGATTGGCGTCGAGTTGCGGCCCGCCTCACCGCCCGCTGCGGGTTGACCGAGCGCGAGGCGATGGCGACGACGAGCGACTACGCGGTCAACGTCATGGACGCGCTCGACGCCGAGGACGCACGAATGCAGCTATCCGCCATTCACGCCGCGTGCTCGCCGCACTGGAAGGCGAAGGACCGCGCGAAAGAGCACTCGCGGCTCGCCGAGATCGGCGACGCGGCGCGGTGGGTGCGCGAGCGGATCGAGAACGCGGAAGATGCGGCGCTTCGACCGTGGCGCCGGATGCGCTCGTGGTTCCGGTCGCAGGGTTTCGGTGGTGGCGTGAAGTTCACGGGGGGTGGCGAGTGATCATCGTTCCGAAGGCGGACGCCGTGATCGAGCAGTGGGTGGAGCAGCAGATGCGGCTCCAGCGCGCGGGGCTCGACGCGCCCGAGAAGCAGAAGGACGCGCCGGAGAAGTTCATCCGGGCGATCGAGGGCGGCGGGAACTTCGGCTTGCAGGCCGAGTACGACGCCGGCATCCAGCGGCTCCGCGCCGTCGCCGCCAACACCGGGTGGTCGCCGTCGCAGTCGGTGGTGATCGTGGTCACGCCTGCGGGTTCGGGTCAGGCGGGGCACGTCAACGATTACCTGCTCTCCCGCGAGGACGTGGCGCTGATCGAGTCGGCGCTGCGGTCGCGGGTGGCGGACTACCGAAGGGCGCGGCAGTAAATGGCTGAGACCCTCTCCGCTGGCGAAGCGCTGATCGCGCTACGTGCGACGAGCGACAAGCTCTCCGCCGACATGGCGGCGGCGTCGTCGAAGATCGTCAGCGAACTGCAAAAGGTTGAGAAGCAGTCGGCGTCTTTCGACTTCGGGAAGGTCTTTTCGGTCGGACTCAAGGCGGCGGCGGCTTTCGCTGGCGGCGTCGTCGCTGCCGAGGGCGCGCTTGCCGCGCTCACCGTCAAGGCGGTCGAGCAGGGCGACGAAATCGGGCGGATGTCCGACGCCTATGGCATCGCTGCCGAAACGCTCACGGGCCTCAAGCGGCTCGCAGGCGACAACGACATCGCGTTTGGCGAGTTGCAGGTCAGTCTCAAGACGTTTACCAACCTCCTTGGTGACGCTGCAGCCGGAAGCGACACGGCGACCGAAGCGGTTGGCGCGCTTGGTATCGACGTCGCCAAGCTCAAGGACGGGACGCTCGACACCGACCAGGCGCTCCGCATCGCGGCCGACACGCTCGGGAAGATGGGCGATGGCTACAACAAGGCCACCATCTCGACGACCGCGTTCGGGCGCGCGGGCGCGAAGATCCCCGTCATCTTCAAGGATGGCGCGGCGGGCATCGACGCCGCCACGGAGTCGGCGCTCAAGATGGGCGACGGCTTCGACCAGAAGGCCGTTCGAGCGGCGCAGCGGCTCGACGACCAGATGGACGAACTCAGCAACCGCACCAAGGGGCTCGCCACCTCGATCGGCAAGGATCTGATGCCGGTGGCCGGCGATATCGTCGACCAGTTCAACCAGTGGCTCGACAAGAATAGCGACCTCCTTCGGCAGGACATCAAGGGTTTCGCCGAAGGGTTGCAAGGCGCTTTCGAGTCGCTACTTCCGGTAGCGAAGGGCGTCGCCGAGGCGATGGGTTGGCTCGGCGAGGTGATGAGCAAGATCTCGCCGCCGAAGGGATCGCTCGCCGCGCTCACGAAGGAAGAGGCGGATCTCGACAAGCAGACCCGCGCGCTTGCGGGATCGCTGGCGCTGGCGAATCCGCAGACCGAGAAGGCGAAGGCGGAAGTCGATCAGCTGCGGCTCCGCCACGAGTCGCTTTCCTCGCAACTCTCGGTGACGCGCGAGCGGCTCGCCGCGCTCAAGGGGCCGACCGACCAGCACGCCGCGTCGATGGCGGATCTCAACCGCGTGACCGACGAAGAGGCGGCGGCGGCGGACAAGGTGATCCGGTCGCTCAAGGCAACGCCAGCTCCGACGCTCGGTGCGGCGGATGCGAACAAGAAGGCGGCCGAGGCTGCGAAGAAGGCGGCCGAGGCGAACGAGCAACTCCAGAGGTCGATCGATGCGCTCCACATGGACGCCCTCGCCGACGACCTCAACGACGCCACGAAGGCGCTCGAAGCGAACCGCTCGGTAGCCGGCGACGAGAACTACCTCCGCGCGCTGCAGGACATCCAGAAGGCATACGACGCGCAGGTCGAGGCGATCAAGCGCTCGACGGAAGAGGCGATCCAGGCGGGGGCGGACCGCGAGCTGGCGGCGCAGAACGAGGCGCTCGAAGTCGAGAAGGCTCAGCGCCAGATGCAGGACGCGGTCGAGAAGCTCGACGGTGTGCTGGTGAAGAACGCCGGCACCTGGGAAGACCTCGGCCAGCAGATCCTTGACCTCCCCGACGAGGTGCGGGCGTTTATCCCGACGCTTGACGGGATCGCGGCGGCGGCCGGCAAGGTCGACGAGGCGACGTTCGGCATGACCAAGGCCACCGAGGCGGTGAGCCCGGCGGCCGAGGTGGCGAGCGGAACGATCTCGGACCTCTCGAAGGCGATCGTCGGACTGATCGACAACAGCAGCAACGCGGGCGACGTACTCAAGGCGCTGGCCGGCAACATCACGGACAACCTCGGCTCCACGATCAGCAAGGCGCTCTCGTCGTCCGACTTCGGGAAGGGCCTCACGGACTCGCTCTCGGGGGTGTTCGGGCCAGCCCTCGGCGGCGCGATCGCTACGGCCGGGATGTCGGCTGTCGTTCAGGTGGGCGCCGGGATCTTTATGAGCGGCGTGAGCGACGCCATGAAGGGCGAGGCCGAGAGCGCTGCGGCGAAGATCGGCCTGGTCGTCGGTGGCCCCATCGGCGCCGCGATCGGTGTGGGTATCGTGTCTGCGTTCGGCATCGGCCAGCAGTCGATGGTCGAGCAGATCGCCGCGCAGCTCGGCGAGATGTTCAAGGCGTCGTTCAAGGCCGATGCGGTGGTCACCGCGATCAACTCGGGGCTCGAAGAGGTGGGGCTGTTCCTCGGTGCCGGGCTCGAAGTCCAGATGATCCGCGCGCCCAAGGACATGGGCGCCGACGTCACGGCCGCGTGGAAAGAGCTGGGCACCAAGTCGAGTCACCAGTTCAGCGACGGCTTCTATCAGGACATGAAAGAGAAGGGGACGCAGCTCATTCACTCGTCCATCGCGGACGTGCTGAACGTGTTCTTCCCCGACCTCGCGAACGATCTCGCCGTCGGCATCCAGCAGAGCGCGGTGGCCGCTGGTTCCGCCATCGCCGCAGAAATGGGCCTGATCGGCGACAAGGCGGTCAAGTTCGCGCAGCAGTGGGGCATTGCGTTTATCGGCATGGCTCAGAAGGCGGGGCTCTCGGCCGACGAGATCCTGACCGCGCTGCACCGCATCGACTCCTCGCTCGGCACCTCGCAAGAGTTGGTCGCCTCGCTGCAGCGCCTGCAGGCCGAGCTGATCGAGAGCGGCGTGGACATGGACGCGCTCTTCGCCGAGATCAACAAGCAGCTCACGATGATTACCGGAAAGAAGGTGAAGGTCGGCAATCTCGATGAGGTGCTCGCCGCGGTGGGTGGCGACGCCACGCGCGCGCTCGGGGTGATCGAGAACGGAATGGAGATGGCCGGTATCTCCATCGAGAAATTCACCGGCCAGCTCTCCGACGTTGTGCTCGCGATCAGCGGCGACGCGGGCACGGCGATCCGGGAGGCGGGTGAGGACTTCCGCGACTTCGGGAACGAGGCGGACGGTACTGCGCGCATCCTTCGCGAGAAGGTGCTCAGCGCCATCGACGCCGTGATCGCGACGGCGGAAGAGCTGGGCTACTCGTCGGAGAGCATCGACGCGTTCAAGACGGCGGTCGGGCTGATCCCGCCCGAGATGCTTCGGTCGAGCGAGTTCGTCAACGCGCTGCGCGAGGACTTCGCGCGCATGGCGGTCGAGTCGCACATGTCGGTGCAGGAGCTGGTCGACTCGATCGACCCGCCGCTCCCCGAGGCGACGCGCAACGCGATCCTCGCCGTCAACGATCTCGGTAAGGCGATCGGCGACCTCACCGGCGCGCCGCTCAAGAACCTCAAGGAAGTGACCGACCGGATGAAGCAGTTCGGTGATGAGATGTACCGCTCGGTCGTGGACTCTGAGGGAAAGGTCACGCAGGAACTGACCGCGTTCGGGCAAGAGCTGGTCGACGAAGCGTCCACGGCCATCTCGGGCATGTGGTCGCAGATGAACGAGGACGGGTGGGTCGGCCTCGACGAGATCGGGGTGATGTTCGACCAGCTCGCGCTGCTGCCGGTCGAGGCGCTGAACGATCCGGCGATCCAGCAGGCGACTCGCGACCTGCTCGCGAAGATCGGCGCGATGACCGGGGACGCCGCGATCATCGCGATGGCGAACGCCGAGACGATCACGCAGGACATGATCGACCAGGGGCTCGCCGCGTACGACGAGTACAAGAAGACGATCGAGGAGAACCCGCCCGAGGTTCCGGCGCCGACGACACCCGAAGGCGCGCCGACGGACCCGACGGTGGACCCCACTGCTCCCGCCACCGGTGCCCCGCCCCCGCAGCCGATCCCGCCCGAGACCACCGAGAGCTACCAGAAGCTCGCCGACACGGCGACCGAGTACGCGAAGGCGGTACTGGCGGGACGTGAGGCGACCGAGGCGCTTGCGCCGTCGGTCGTATCGGCTGCCGCGCTCATACTCGGATCGCTGACGCCGCTCATCGGCGAGCCCGGCGACGGGCATGGCGTGGCGGACCTGAACGACATGCTCGGGCGCGTGATTCCCCAGACGCTGGAAGATCTCACGCTCGACATCGCGGGCGCGTGCGGCGACTGGAAGGGCTCGTTCGACTTCGCTCGCGGCGCGGTGAATCAGCTTCACACCGCGATCGACGACCTTCCGACCGACAAGACCGTCACGATCACCGTCAACCAGGTCGGCGGGACCGACGTCACCACCCCGACACCCCTCCCCGGCGGCGCCACCGGCGGCTGGATTCCCGGCGCCATCGGCGAGCCGTTCCCCATGATCGCGCACGGTGGCGAGTTCATTCTGCCCGCCGATATCGCGCAGCGCGTGGTGGGCGGCGGCACGGCGCCGATGATGGCGACCCGCTCCGCCGACCCCGCGCCCACGTCGAGCGCCTCGTCCGATTGGGTGGCGGTGCCGGTGCGCCGGAAGGATCTCGCGGAGGGCGCGGTGCTCGAGCTCGCGCGCGCCACGCAGACCGGGCGGGCGCATGTGGACGGGCGGCAGATCCACGTATCGCCCACCTACGGGCGGCGCCGATGAGCAAGCCGGGGCGCGGCTGGGCGGCGTTGCTGGTCACGACGAACGGGACCGTCTACGGCTTCTCGTCGCGCGGCTGCAACGTCACCGTCTCGCCGCACGGGCTGATCTACTTCCGCCCGGCCGCGGTGTCGCCGCTCTCGATGTCGCTCTCGCTCTCGGAGCCGCTCTCGGGCGTGCCCGCGTACGACGACGTGACGATCGAGATCGAGAACACCGGCTGGTGGATCGCGAACCATACGGGCTCCGACCGCCTCGACGCGGCGACGGTGACGATCTACCGCGAGACGGACGGCACGTTTGACCCAACCGACGACGTGGCGTGGAACGGCTTCGTGCTGCGCCAGGGCGGCGTGTCGGCGGCGAACACGCGCGTCCGGCTCACGTGCCGTGACGTGTTCGGCTACTACGCCGAGGGCGCCACGGTGGGGGGCAGGAACACGCTCAACGTCACGACGTTCCCCTACCTCGAACCGCCGCCCGTCGTCGGCGTGACGTTGAACGCGAGCGGCAGCGCGGGCTCCGACGAGATCGTTCGGCTGGGCGTCGCGACGAACCACGGCTACGCGGCGACGATCGAATACGCGGGACCGTGGCCGGCGGGTCCGACGCGGATCTCCGGGCTCTCGGCGGGCTCGACGACGTTCACGGTGGTGGGGCGGAACGCGGCGCTGTCGATCATCTTCTCGGGGCAGACCACCGAGACGGTCCCCTCGTCGGGCTCGGTGCAACTGTGGATCTGCCCCGAGGACGTGGACGCGACAGCGCCGGAGAGCGTGAGCAACCCCGACGAGGACAAGCCGATCGGGACCGTGTTCGGGCGCTACTCGTCGGGTGCCATGTACGTGCCGTGTTTCGTTTACGACTGGATGCAGTCAAGCGCCAGCGTGTGCCGCTACGTGTACGAGGATCTGCAGGACTTGAACGGCGCGGCGATGACCACGCGGACGTCGGGCAATCACGACGTCATCCTGATCGACACGCAACCGCCGACGACGGACGTCAACGAGGAGCCGATCGAAAACCCGCGCACGTACGTGGACGATTACACGTCGATCTCGCGCGGTGAGTTCTTCTACCTCCGCAAGGACGGCTCAAACACGATCCCGAGCGTCATCACCTGGGACGCGCCCGGTGGACCCGGAAACGATTTCGGGTGTTTCAACCTGAACGTCACGGTGCTGAACGCGTGGTGGCGCGCGCTCTCGGGAAAGGACGATTTCGTGTTCGACCCGGCGCGTTTTCGCGTGCTGACGCAATCGGGCGGCGCCAAGTCGAACGATGCCTCGTATCCGGTCGGGCTTCACGCGTACCGGACGATGGACGTCGCGTTCCGGCTGCTCGTCGAGCACATGGGCATCCCGTCGAGCTACCTCGACACGGCGACCATGCTGACGATCGACTCGTCGGTGTCCGTGGACGTACGCCGCTACCTCACGAGCGCCGAGCCCGCCGCCGACCTCTACGCGGCACTCATGGAGGAGTGCCAGATCCTTCACTACATCAAGCCAAACGGGAAGATCTCGTGGCGGCTGAATGAGGTGGCCCCGCCGCCGCCCGCGGTCATCGACATCGACGAACGCAACACGATCGTGGATTCGATCGAGTGGACCGCCAACGATTGGGGGCCGTACTTCAACGCGGTCGTGGGCCAGCGTGACCAAGGGCTCCCGTACCAGCCCGACCTCAAGCTATCGCCGCGCCCGGAGCAGGTGTCAGCGATCGTTGGCACCGCGAGCGGCCCCGCGAAGGCGCTCTACTCGTACACGTTCAAGTGGCTGTGGGACGGCGATGCGATGGACGCCTACCTGGCGGCGCTGCTGATCTTCCAGGGCTACGGGTCCGACACGGTGCGCGTGACGGTGCGCGCGTTCGATTCCGACCTCGACGACCAGCTCGCCATCGGTGCGGGCGACACCGTCGGGTACAGCTACATCGCCAGCCGCATCTCCTCGACGGTCGAGCGGCTCTACGCGGACGGCAGCCTCTTCCGGGTGCTCGGTGTGACCCACGCCTTTGACGTGAGCGAAACGACGCTGACGCTCTGGAAGATGGGCACGGACCCGAACCTTTCGCAGAGCGCAATGCTGATGATGAGCGGCACCGAAACCTTTAGCGATGGCTCCTCGATGGGCACCTCGTGGAATGCGGGCTGGACCACGGCGCAGAAGCAAGAGGCCGCGAATTGGGGCTCGGGCAAGGGCGGCTGGATGAGCGAAGTCGAAGGGCAGATCTTGAGCGCGGACACGTCGCCGTACGCGATTTCGCCGATGGGGTAACCGATGGCCGATCAACTGAACCTGCGCTCGACGACGTTCACGGCAGGCAACTCGTGGCTTGCGACGTACGGCACTTCGTTGCGGAACAACGATCTCTATCTCGGAAGGTGCCGCTGGACCTCCGGCGATCCCGTCCTCGAACAGGCCGACTGCGAGCAGGGCGCGCTCTACGCCCACGCCACCGACAAGCTGCTCTACTTCTTCCGCATCGACGGGACCGCCACCTCCGACGACGCCACGCGCAAGGGGCTTGCCGCTCCGATGCGCGCGATCTGGCACTACGACGACCGCACGGGCGCGCCGGAGACGGATGGGCGCTCGCAGAAGGGCGATCTCTACGTCGTCGATGACGCCACCAACGATCGCTATCTGGCGGTCTGCACCGGGACCGGGACGTATGGGTTGGGGGTGAGGGCGGATTATCGGACGGCGGCGACGGCGCTTTCGACGACGCAGAACTCCGACGCGGTGGCATGGCGTTCGAGCCGATGGGTCACGAGCGCGGCAAAGTATCGGCAGGTTCGGTCCATCTTGCGCAACAGCGCGTCGTCCGCGACGACGACGTTCCTGAGCATCTACTACAAGCCCGAAGAAGGGACCGAGTTCCGCGCGTACGACTTCGGATTCGCACCCGGTAGTAGCACCAAGTTCTTCATCAACGGCGACGGCGCGGGCGCTGTCCCTGGGTTTGGCTTCACCGCCGACCCAACGGGGGTTTCGCCCGGCTCGATCTCGTGCGTGATCGGCCCCGATGCGACTGACATCGACGGCACAGCCGTGTGGTTCAAGCACGGCGACAGCACGCGCCATGTGCGCTGGCGTTACTTCGGCGTGGACGACGAGACGACCGCCGTGGCGGCCGAGGTGCTCGCGGTCACGTACCAGCAAGCGGCGTCTGGCGGGGAAACGATCAAGCGGTCGCCGTCGCTCGTGCATCGCGCCGCCGCATGGAGTGGTGCCGCATCGGTCGAGATGGCGCACTACTCTCAGCTGGTGCCGACGAGCAGCACCTCCGGCTACATCGAGCACGGCTTCGATTTCGGAAGCGGGACCTACAAGTTCTACGGAACGGGCCTCCTCGACATCGCGGGCAGTTCCACCGGCGGCATCCTGCTGAGCCGCTACACCGCGGCGACGGGTGGCGCGCAGCTCGTAGACTCCTCGCTCGCGACGTGGCGCGGGGCGTATTGGAACGGCGCCGCAAGCGTGGACGCCAACGCGACCACGAAGCTCGTCGCGGACTCCACCGGCCCGCTCGGGCACCTGAGCACGTCGTTCGACTTCGGCTCCGGCACCCTCGACCTCTACAGCGACGGCGGCGTCCAATTCCAGATGGACCCGAACGGGACGAGCAACTACGCGAACACGCTGACGCTCTACCCGACGCTGTCCCCAACCGCATCGCTGCCCTCGACGGATAGCCCCTACTTCTCGGCGGTTGCGCGAAGCGACGTCGGAGGGTCCGAGGCGAATCGCTACATCTTCTGGAACACCAAGGTCGATTCGGTTGTGACCGCTTCGGACCAGTGGTCGTTTCGGCTCTACTCAATGGGTGGCGGATCGCCAACGGAGATTCTCGGCGTCCGCAGCACAGGCGAGATCCTCCCCGCCGACGGGTCGAGCGCCGTGCTCGAACTTTCCGCCGCGCTCGGGACGCACACGGGCACGACGAACACCGACAAAACCGGGAACTCGAAGCTCGGTACACTCAAGGTCAAACTGAGCAACGGAACGACGGCACACATTCAGCTTTACGCCGACTGAGGAACCATGAGCCCCATTGACAAGATCGTTTCCGAAAACGCTGGCGACCCAAAGGCGCAGCGGGCGGCGCTCGCAGAGTTGCAGCGCGTGGAGTCGGCGCGGCGTGACCAGGCGCAGGCGAACGTGATCGCGATCGGCGGGATGCTCGAATACCTCGACGCGATCATCGGCGCGGAGAAGGCGGAAGCCTGATGGCCTGGATCGTCTCGTACTCACCGCTGACGCTCACGGCGTCGAACCCAACGGCGCAGTCGTCGCCGGACGGGCTCGCGACCTACGCGACCTCGCGCGACGGATCGAACCTCGGGAAGTCGTGGGTGGCGGCGGCGACGTCGGCGAGCGTCGACCTGGCGGCGAGCACGAGCGGGACGCCGGGGTATGTGCTGATCGCGGGCTCGAACC